TTGTGAAGCCCAAGCCATGTAGCGCCCGCTTCCTTGCCCGGTATTCGATGACTGGTGCGGTTGCGACCTTCGTCCTTCGCGCCCAAGTCTTCAAGATAGCCCCCGCCTCCCCTTGGGTAACCTGCTTTTCAGAGAAACCAGTCATCCGAGCAATGTCCTTCAACGCCGCCGATAGTTTGGCGGTCACTTCGGCCCCGTTGATGACCCGGATCATTGCGTGGTGAGTTGGTGAAGGACGGTGATCGCGTAGTGGGCCGCTCCGTAGGGTTCTACCTGCTTTCTAGCCCATTCGGACTGCGAGAACATGTCAGGAGCCGTGATGGAAACAGAACCTCTCTGGGAGGGCTGGGATGCGAACTGGCCCCTAGTGGCCAAAATGATCATAACCGAGCGCCCCTGGTAGCCGCCCGTCATCATGGAGGTTGAAGCGTCGGGGTTGTTGATCGTCCCATTGTACTTCTGGCCGTCCATGATGAATTCGACGGCGGTCCCTAGGTCGGTCATTCCGACATTCTGGACCTCCTCGAACATGGCGTCGGTTTCGTTCACTTGGGCTCCTTGAAAACAGCGGGATTTGGGGCCGCGAGGAGCCATTTCTTCGCGTCCTCAATCGGCAGGTCGTACTTGTGGTGAAGGAGGTCCACAACGTCCTCGTGCTCCATCCGCATGATCGGGAAAACCGTCTTGCCGATGTGACCAAGCTGCACCGAGCAATCAACGAAGACATCAAACCCGGCGCGTCTCGCCAAGTCGCAGAAATACCAGTCCTCCGAACGATAGGAGCGGTTACGGGAGCCGAACGGGAAGAAGTCCCAGCGGGTTTCCGGGTCCGGGTCGCCCTCGTAACAGAAATTGTCCGGGTCTTCCTTGAGCATCATCTCCCGGACGGCCTCGAAAACATCCCTGCGGATGCAAAGGAACCCCGTTCCAGTGCTCTTGACCTTCATCAAGTGGGTTTCCGGGTCTTCCTCGGACAACTTCCCCTCAATACAGGGGTCTAGCTTGTGCGATTTCTTGAAGTAGATACCACCGACCACGGGCAGATTATGCGCCACGATCCGGTCAAACTGCACAGGATCGAACACAATATCCGAGTCGATGAAGAACAGGAATTCCGCCTTGGTCTGGGTCAGGAACCGCCATGCTTGGTAGTTCCGCTTCCGCCCGATGGCCGCATCCCCCACGCCCCAGTCCCGGATGATCTGCGCGTGGCAGTTGCTCATCGCATTAACGAGGCTGTCGATGAAATGGCATTCCGCCTTCCATTCGTAGGCTGATGCCCCGACATAAACGAGGGGGCGGGGCTTTTCTTCAAAGCGGACCTCGGCCTTATAGGTCGAGCCGCTGCTCTGCGTAACGGTTTCTAACGTTTCAGTGCTCATGTGGTGAAAGTGAAGTGCCCGGCAGCGCGGCCCGAGGTTTTACCCATCGGACCGCCTGCCATTGTTGAGCACTTTGGATTGGCGGGGAATCAGTCCGCCAAGTTGGAAGGAACCTTACTGGTTGTACTGCTTCTGACCCACGATGGACATGCTCACGGGGTAAACCGTGTTCACGCCGAGGACCGTGGTCACAACCCGCATGTACCGACGCGCCACCCGCGTATCCAGATCGTAGACCTGGAGGCTGTTGGCGTTCGTGACATTGGTGAACGTCGCGCCAGCAATGGCCGCATACGTGGAGTTGTCGGCGGAATCATAGATGGCCGCCGTCAGTTTCGAGTTCGCATCGCCCGCCGTGTTGGCACCGGCATTCAGGATGACGCCGACGCAGCCCTGATAGGGGGCCAGATCGAAGTTCAGCGAATTGGTGTTGCTGGAGAACGTGGTGGAGGGGGTCAGGACGGAAACCGTGACTGAGCCCGGAAGATCATAGTCTGCACTCATGTTGTTTTATTGAGTTGAGGTTATGGGTTACTGGGCACCGGAGTCCGTCGAGACACAGAACGATTCCGCGTGACGAACACCGAAGTCCGTCAGGATGCAGACCGTGATCGCGACCTGATTTTGCAGGGCGAGGGTGTAGGGATCGACCACGACATCCATGCCGGCCCAATCCGCCATGATGGCCTGATTGAACGCGCCGAAGATGACTTGGTTGTCCACCGTGAAGCTGTTGGTCGCAACGGCGGCGGTGATCGGCACCTGATTGGTGACGTTCATCGCGTAGTTGTTCGCCTTGTTGTCCGGCGAGCACAGGAAGATCGGGAACGTCGAGCCGAGCTGGGCAATCTGCTTCCACTTGTTGCGAACGGTGATGTTCGTCAGCCAGTTCATCGCGCCGATGTCCGCATTCGCGGTCATGATCTGCGTCTCGAAATCCAGCACCTTGGCGAGCGAGGCCGCACCGGAGAAGGTGACAGTCTTGATGCCAGGGGTCTTCACGATGCCGAGCGGCTGAGCGCCACCCGTGCCGGCGATGCCCGCCAAGTCCTTCGCGATGGCGAGAATCTTCATCAGATCGTCGCGCACGAAAGCCTCGGGGTCGATGGACGACTGGGCAAGGAACTGCTTGGTGTAAGCCGTGCCAGCGGAGAGGCGCTTGGGGGTAAGACCAAGCTGGCCGACCGTCTGCTGGGTGCGGGTGACCGTGCCGGCCTCATCCAGCCAGTAGGCGGAAGCGGCGGCGGTCTGCTTCGGAATCGCGATGTTGCCTTGCAGGCCGGTCAGGTTGACCACACCGAGCGAGTTGAGCAGCGTCTTGTTGCGGAGCAGTTCGATGAGCGAACCGCCGAGAACATCGGTCTGCACGAAGGCACCGGCCCCCGTGAAAACGGACGACTCAAGGGCACGCTGGCGGAAGCCGGGGGACACGCGCATCAGGGCGCGGGTCGTCTCGGCGTCAGCGAAGGCCGACATGTCGTGCGGGATGATGAAGCCGGAACCCTGCTCCTCACGCTTGTAGAGCTTGGCGGCAGCACGGGAAGCCTCGCCTTCGAGGCCGTCAACCGGCTTGTTGTTCATCAAGCACTGGATGGCGCGGAGAACGGAGTACCGCTTTTTGTCCTTCGCATCCAGACCGATGTCGGGACTGGACTGGATCGGCGGGGCTTTCAGGTGTTCCTCCATGACCATCTTGCGGAAGGCTTCGAGGGACATTTTGGAGGTGATGGCGTTATTCCGCTTTTCGGCAGGAATCTTGAACTGATCAGAAATCGCGAGGATTTCGGTGCAGCGCGTGGCTTCAACGCCAGTGGCCGCATTGACTGCGGACTGGACATCAGCCGGGGGAGGCGTGGCGGCGGGAGCCGCAGGAGCATCAGGCATGGTAGTAATTGATTTCCTAACGTTTGGTTCGGTGATTTCACTGGAGCGTCCCACGCCCACCGAGTTATCGGCGGGGAGGCTCACAAGACTGACCTCATACGGCTCCCATCCATCAACGAGGTAGGTGTCACCATCCTCATCCGACGAATCACGGAGCGACATGCTCTTCACGCGATACCCCACGGAGACCTTCCGTAAAATACCGTCCTGAACGTCTTGAAAATACTGCATGGCCTCGGGGTTCTTGCTGAACCGGACCGAGGCGCGGCCCACGCGGTCAACCCCCATGGTTACCGACTCGATAACCCCGAGTACTTTCTCGGGAAGGTGATTCCAGAGGAGCGGGGCACCATCCCGAAGCCGCCCAAGGTCGCAGGACTTCTCATCGCAGGCCAGAATCTCGTCTCCGAAGTAGCGTTCCACCGGGGTTTCCGAGGCGAAAGCGAGGCTAACCGTGCGCTTTTCGGCGTCGATGGCGTCACGCTCAAACGTCATTTCGCGCTGGAAAGTACGCAGACGCTTATCCGTCAGGTCGATTTTCTTGGGCTGTGTGGTGGCGGTTGCCATTTTCTAAAGTCCTTTTTGTCAACGCCAGCTAGTCCGACTTGGGTTTGTTGGCCGGTTTCGCCTTCTTGTCGGGCGGTGTATCGGGGGTATCGGGAGCTTGGTCGAGTCCGGTCTTAACTTCGCCCGGATCGGCTTTGATGTCCGGCATCTCAACGTCATTGTCCTCGGCAAACGTGTCCTCGCGGGCCGTCTCGCGAATGATGTCCTCGAAATCGTCGGAGGTGTTTTCGGAAATGACTTTGGTGCGGCTGGTGAGCCGGTTGTTGATCGCCAGAACGTCCGCCTGAACGTCCTTGAGGGGATCGACCCACGGCCAGCGGCGGGGACGGAACTCGGCTCCCTGAAACTTTTTGAGCTTCGAGAACGGCAGCGAATTACCAGAGAACGGGTCTTTGAGGGACCCATTCAGAAGCGAGATTTCCAGCCATTTAGCAAAAATCGGCTGCTGCCAGCGGGCAATGAACCAGCTTTGCTGGGCCTTGTACCCCTCGCGGTCGTCCAGAATACCGGCGCGGATTGAGGAGTAATTCACGTTCTCCAAATCGTTCGCCAGCGTGTTGTAATTCATGTTCACGCCCGCACCGATGCGGCGCACCCGGCTCTTAATGAAGTCCGCATAGTAGGCGTCCGGATACTTCGGGTCGAACGCCTGAAACTCCATGCCGTAGGGGAGTTGCTCCATGGCCCCCGGCTCGGCATCGGTAATCAGGTTTCCTTGGGCATCCTTGCTGCCATCGTAGGGGTTGCCATCCGCGGCTTTCTGCACGAAGAAACCCATCTTGGCCGCACCTGTCCGGGCCGCGACAATCGCCGCCTCATCGAACCCGTCCAGCATCTTCAAATCCCGCATGATGGGGACCAGCCATGAAACGTCCCGAATCTGCGTGATGCGCTTGCGCTTGAAAAGATGGATGTAGTTTTCGACGGAGTGACGCTCGGAATAGTAGCCTTCCGAGTTCCACCACATTTGATCGCCAGGGTATTCTTTGAGGAGCCAGTAACCTACGGCTTTCTGGTAATAGTTCACCTCAACGCCCATGCGGACCTGACTCTGCGGCTGGCCCTCGGCACCGGGAACCATGTCATTCTTGTAGTCGTCAATGATGTCGCCCTCGAAAAGTTGCAGGCCAAACCCGAAATCATTCATCGACGGATCAATGATGAACTTCGTGAGCGTGTCGCCGTCCCGTGCGGTGTTCCTCAAGATCAACCGCCCGCCTTCGTTCAGGCTCATGTCATTCGTGACGAATGGATTTTTGCACCATTCCTTCCACGCGGTTTCGATGATCCGCACAGCGGCGTCATCCAGCTTGAAAACGGGTTTTCCCGACTTGTCGCGCATCAGGTCGCCCGCCTTGGATTGCAGGGTGATACCGTGATGGTCGAATACGTTGTTAACGAGGCTTTCGAGATAGCGGTTGATGTATGGTTCGTTGCGCTCCAACTCACGGGCTCGACCACGAAGGGTCCGCATCCGGGTCCGCATTTCGGCGTCACCCG